TCTAGATTTCTTAAATCATCATCTGAAAATCCTATTTTAGGAATAAAATTATTACTAATATCATCTTTAAACATTACTGGTTTTTTAAGTATATTTGCTAAATATTTTACATATTGTTGAAACTCTCTTAAAGCATCTACCTTTCCTTTTTCGGGACTTTGAGCGGAACCGTCTCCAAATGTTACAGGATAATACTTATTCATATCCATATAAGCATTTATAAGTTCTTTATCTTTCATATCTTCCTCACCCGCAAACTTTCTAAACTTTCTTAAATTTTTAACCAATTCTTTTTTAGATATTCCTCTAAAATTAGTTTCAATCATATTTTCGATAGCTCTACGTAAAGCCAATGGTGAATGTCCTCTTGCGGTAACAATTGAAAAGATTGAACCCCCATTAACCGCTTCAACAAAGTCTCCCCAAGCTGGTCCTTCTTTTGCCATCATCGCGTCGATAATGAACCTCTTATCCCCCTTGGTTCCAAAATTTCTGAACGGGTCGTCAGCAAATCCAACAACTGTTTTCTTTTTATATTCAAAAGGTTCAACTCCAACTTTCACACGATATTCCGCAAAGTCTTCTGTTGACATACCAACTTCTTCACCATCTTCAGTACGAAGTATTATTTGTGTTGGCATTGTAAGAATATTATCATCCCAGTCAAAAGCATAATACTTTAAATCGGGTGTAATTTCTTCTTCAAATTTTTCTACTAAAAACATTTTCATATCTATAAATATTATGTAAATAAAAAACCCCCACTTTCGTGAGGGTCTTTTTAAATTTAAGTTAATTAGATGTCTTCAAAAGACGCTCCTGTTGGTGTAATTAAGAACTCAATATCAATGAACTCTAATGCTTTAGTTGGTTTGATATAAATCTTACCTACTAATTGGTTAGCATCTAAGTCTTCAGGAGTATTTTGTACTGTTACACGGAAGTCATATAAACCTCTGTCTCTTCTAATAGCATCTAAGATTGGATTAACAGAGTCAAGGAATTGTTGTCTAACTGTATTATCATTTTGTTCAAACAACAATCTGATAGCCACCGCAGAAATCAATTTACGAGCTTGTAATAACAATCTTCTAACGTTAATTCTGTCTAATGCTGATTCAGCAATTTGAAGAGTTTTGTTACCCCAAATGACAGTTCCAACGTCGTTGAAAGTTGCGATTGGGTTAATTCTTCCTTTGTAAAGAGTGTCTCTATCTTCTTGAGTTAATCTCTTTCTAGCTCTAACCGCATTTACAATACCTCTTGTGTAACCCGCAGTTGCAAACCATGGGAACGCTATGTTATCAGTTAACGCTAAGTTTCTTGTAACTTCAGCAGTTGCTGGAATATAGATTTGAGTGTTATTTACTGTATCACGAGTAAGAACCCATGGATAGTAAGTTGCTGTGTAGTTAGAGTCAATTCCTGTTTGTTCTAAACTATCAACCGCTTCTTGTGGGTAAATTAAATTATCCATCGAAGTTGAGTTTTGTAATAGGTTAAAGTCAGGAGTTGTACAAACATAGATTGAATCCGCTCTTTCGTTTGTAATCATATCAATTGCAGATTCAACTAATCCACTATTATTAACATAATCAACACCAGGTGTTACAAGAACATTGATGTTTGTTACCTCAGGATTAGCAAAAGTTCTAATACCTAACAAGTATGCGTAATAGTCGGTGTTTGCGTAATCAATTGTGCCGTCTTCAATAGTGATAATTTTAAATGAACCCCATCCTGTTGATGTTGGATATGGTGCTTGTGGACAAAAACCAGCTCTAAATTTAGTCTGCCCAAGAGCGTAAGAATCATCATTTGTTCTTCTTTCATCGTAGATATCCCATCCGTCAAAACCACCTTGTACTAAGAAACTAAACTTTCTTGAGTATAGGAAGTAATATGGATTAGTTGAATCTGTTGGTTCAGAACTAAATGAACCATCACCAACTTCAAATTGTGTAACACCACTTACCGTTACAACAGTTGCCCCACTATCCATGTGGAAACCTTTTGTTGTGTTTGGCCAGTTGTTGTAACTACCTTCTTCACACAAATCACCAACAGGTCTTTGTTTTCCTTTATAGTCGAAGAAATCTGCGTCAACACCTACTGAAGATGAAATACCTAAATAAGTTCTTCTTTTATTATCACCAGGACTAGTTACTGCATTATCACCACCTGTAGAACTACCAAATGGAGGATTCGCAATTACTTCACCAGGGATTGCATAGTGTGTTTTATAGACAGGGAAAGGAGATGTACCATTAGTATAACTTCTTGTTATAAAACCTTCAAATCCACAAGGAAGAGCGTCTAACGGAGCTTCTTCATTCATTTCTAACATAATATATTTAGAAAGAATTGCGTATTCACCGTCGATAGAACCTACCTTCTTAGCCACAAAACTGTTATTTGTAGCATCTAATGTACAATTAGTGAATTTCTCAATAACTGATGGGTTAGCATCTGTATCATAGAAATCTCTAACTATCAAGTCAAATGTTCCATTGTTAAATGAGATATTTGCAATAGAAACCTTAACTTCTCTGTTTGCGGCATTTCCATCAGGAATGGTATAAACACGGAATAATTTATAAACTAAATTACCTCTAAGTTCAGAAACAACCCAAGGAGATGAAGGTGTTTGGTATCTCTCTAAATAGAAACCAGTTGTATCAGTATTTGTTGAAGTTCTTGCATCACCTAAAGAAATAAAATTATTAGCGTTTAATCCACGAATAAATCCTTGATTATATCCATAATCCAACATTGTTGAATATCTTTCTTCAACAAACAAAGGAACTTCAGTTCTGTCTTTAGCGAAATTTGACACACCAAACACACTACTAATATAGTTAGCTTGTGATGTTGCAAATGATGTCTCAAAACTAAACGTGTCGTTTTCATAAGTTCTACCTGAAATCAAGAAAGTAGCATAAGGATTTTGACTTATTCCTGAATAACTACCTGTACCAATCATTGTTACATCAGAAGTACCTGTCACTTGATATTGTGGTCCGTGTAAGGTTGATGAATATTGAGTAATACCTCTTGAACGTAAAGTTGCAACAACAAGATTGTTATATCCTGAATAACTTGTTCCCGAGAATCCGTAATAAAAACCTGATACCGTACCTGTAAATGAGCCTGCAACTCCGTAAGCGGTTCCCGATAAAGAAGAAACATTTGTGTAATATGAATTACCATAATATGCGTTACCGTTAGCGGGTGGAACAAAATTAGCATAGAACCAAGCGTCATTTGTACCCGAACAATAATCAATAGTTGTTGATGTAATACTATTAACACCAAATACATTAGTTGAAGCCGTTAATCCAGCAACAATATTTGCAGTTGCTTGAGTACCTGAAACTGGACCAAAATAATAAGCCGAAGTTCCTGATGTACTATTAGTAACTAAAATACTATGTAATTGTGTTTGTAAGTCGCCTAAAATTGTAGATGTTCCACCATCAAATTGTGTGTAACCATTAGTATAATATGTGTTTCCACTTATTACACTTGGAACCGCTGAGGTAAATTGTACAGATGTTGTTGAAGCAGTTGAACCTGTGAAATCAATAGAGAAAGATGTTCCTCCTGTTATTCCAACTGTACTGCAATTAACATTTGCAACTGTGGTTATTGACCAAGACGGTCCTGCATCATAACCTGATAGACCTAAAATTCTTGTTACATACAATTGGTTAGATTGTTGTAGATATGATTTAGCAATATATGCCGCCTCATATTTTGGGATTTGTGTATTCACAAATTTTTCAGGTAACGTACCTCCAAAATAAGTTTGGAATTCATCATAATTAGTGATGAATATAGGTTCAAATGCGGGACCCTTAAGAGTTTCACCCACAATACCTAAAGTAGTTACACCAACACTTTGTGAAACAAAAGATAAATCTCTCTCTGAGGTATAAACACCTGGAGAAACGAATACTTTGTTTGCTGTAGCCATTTTTTAATTTAATTGTTTAAAATTTATTTATTGATAAATATTCTATAAAACTTGAAAAACTATTGGTCTAAAGAACTATTTATTGATTAGTAAGAATAAAA